GACGGCGCGATCGCTCCACAGCTGCGCCCGCTCGGCTTGAATGGCACAAGAAGGTGCAGCGGCTCGCAGCTGTCGCTGTTCACCGCCGTGAACAGCGCTGGGTTGGTCAGGTTGAGGTACGCCTGGTAGAGCGCGGTCTGCGCCGCGTATGTAGGAAAGGTCTTCTCAAGTCCGTCGCGCTCGAGCGCGCGCCAGTTTTTGGCGTTGAGCGCCTTGCATTCCCAGACACAAGAGTAAATCAGATGGACGCCGGGCAGATCCGGCCCCGCCAGGATGACGCCGTCGGCGTGCCCGCGCAGGTCGCCATTGGCGGCGGTGAAAGCGAGCGCCTCGCGCGGGGCGAACTTGAACCCGGCAGCAGACAGCTGCTCGCGCATCCGCGCTTCGTGATGGTGCCCGCGGGCGAAGATCTCGCGCGTCCTGGCGGAAAGCACAGGACTGCACCACCAATCATATTGCACCCTACGCAAGCATTCGGACCCGACGATGCTCGCGCCGAGGTAGGGGCGCGGCAATTCGGCCGCCGTCTTCGCGGCGCGCTCGAGCGCAGCGTTGATCGCGGTATTGATCGGCTCGACCGACAGGCTGGCGCGATTGAGATTGAGCACGAGAAAGCTCCGCTCAAAGGCCGATCTCGTCGTTGAATTCGTCGGGCGTCATCAGCGGTCCGCCGGCTGCTGCGTTGGCCTCGCGCGCGACCGTGCCTGCGCTCGATCTCTGGGTGACGCCGCGATCGCTGATGTCCCGCGCGATCATTGCCGTGCGGATCAGCCGCATGGCCTTGAGCAAAAACTCGAGCATGGTCTCGCGCGGCCACGACGTGAGCGGCTGCGACCAATCGATGTCAGGGCAGGCATCCGCGAGCTCTGGCAAGATCGCCAGCACCGCCCCAGCCTCCCACGGCTCGGGGTCGAGCCCCGTGAGGCGAACGCAGCGCTCGGTATCGATCTCCTCGGCTGTCGCCTGCTGAGCGCGAGTGCCGATCCAACCGAACAGGACGGCGGCGACGAGCCATCCCCACTCTGTGTCACTCAAGCGTCCGATTGGCGTGCCGGGCGGGATCACGCCATCGGTGTCGATCACCTTGCGCGCGGAAGCGATGGCAGCGGCGGTTGCCATCCGCTGCCACACATCTTCCATCGCCGACGGTGTCGGAACGCCGATGCGCTTCATGACGCCCAAGCCGGCTTGGAGATCGTCGTCGGAGCTGTGACAGCAGTGCCAGCGCCCGGCCCCGCTTCAAAGAGCGGCGCCTGTTCCGTAGCTGTCCAACCTTTCTTGTCCGGTGTGATGATTTGGGCGATCACGTTGCGATCGGCGTAGTTTTCGCCGGTGCCATCATTTTTGGGCTTGCCCTTCTCGATGGCGATGCGGGCGATGAAGCGCAGGCCATCGAAGTCGCGAAGCTCGACGGTACGAGCCTTGTGTGCCTGCTCGCTCATGTCGTCGGGCTTGATCCCGCGGGCGCTTTCGATGATGGCGCGCAGTTTCGCTCGGGAAATTTTGAGGGCCTCCTCCTGGCCGGTGGTTGTGCCGCTGAGGACGTAGCGCTCCCATAGTTTGCGCCTCGTGTGCGGGCCTGCGACGACGGTGAATTCGCAGTCCAGCATCTCGCATGTGCCGTCTTTCGAGCGTGTGAGCAGCCCGCCCTCGCCGGCATTGCCGGGACGGATATGCAGCTGCAAGGTCGCGACCGTCCCAGCCGGGATGAGCTCATCGCTCCGTTGGTCGGGGGCATTACTGTAATCAAACATGGGCGTTCTCCTTCTGCGTGAGCGTTTGCTCGGGGGTGAAAAGCGAGGCCACAGCGAACGGCTTGCGCGCGCCCGTGCCAACTAACTTCTGGATCAGCTTGCCAAGGTGTGGCTCTTCGATCTGCTCGAGCCGGCCGCTACGGTCCTTTGCCGGGTAGCCCCACTGGTTCGGCTGTGTGCAGACAAAGGCGCGCACCGGCTTGCCGTCGCCGAAGTCCACCCAGTGCATGGTGATGATCTCGTCGATGATGCCCGGAAGCTCGCGAGTGGCCTTTGCGCCCTCCATCTGCAGGCCAAGCTCGGCGCGATTGAACTCGTCGACGACGCGCTCGAGGATGCCGACGAAGATGACGTTCTTCTCGCGCGCATGTTGCAGCTGATGAAGCCACATGAGCATTTCGCGCGCGTGCAATCCGTAAGCGGACCGCAGATCCTTGGCGCCGCGCGACGTAAGGGCTTCGGGTTGCTGCTCCGCTGAGCGAAATGAAAGCCGGGATACGGCCGTGATGCTGTCGACAAAGATCGTGCGGTAGTGCTCGAGGTTTTCGAGCGCGCCTCCACAGGCGGCGTAATGCGCTGCCGAGTAGCACGCGCTCGCGGGAAAGGAGGGATTGGGGCCACCAATGCGGCAGGCGATGTCGCGGGCGGCGCCCCAATCGTCAACACGGATGGTGTCGACGGCCAGGTCCAACACACTGAGGTCGCCAGCCTCGATGTCGACGAAGAGCGTCGTCGTAGAGTTGAGCGTGCGCAGCAGTGAGGTCTTGCCGACGCCGGGCGGACCAAAGATCGCAATTTTCGCGCCGCGCTTTTGAGCGAGCCGTTCGTCGGCGGTAATGATCTTCATGACGCGCCCCCGTCAACGCTCTTCCAACTGTCAAGCACGTGACGCAGCGACTCCTGTTCTGCTCGGTTGACGACTTCGCAGCGCGCCCAAGCTTTGGATTCGATCAGTTTCTTGATCTCCCGCTTGACGCAGGCGCAAAGATCGTTCGGGTCCATCGCGTCCAATTCCCAGCATCGGTCACCGTAATTGGCCACGAACCATTTGTAGCGCGGGTCTTTGCGCTTATCCGTGGCTGGGAAGGATGGCAGCCCGCTCCCCTGTCTTCGCGTCAACGCAATCCGCCTTAGCACTACGTGATTGCCATCGTATTTGGAAAACCGGGTGGGCAAATCCTCTTCCGACATGAACATGCCGCTCGGGTCAAAGTCGCCAACGTACAGGATGACTAATGGACGGCCGTCATCGTCCTCGGAAATGTCGTGGACAATGGTGGCGCTAGAAAAGCCGTGCATCACCTGAAAACCGACCGCGAAATCGTCGAGCACCGGTCGAAGCAAGCCCCGCACAGTGCCTTTTTCGCTCACCACCATGACGCGGCGGGGCTGCTGATTCCAGAAATCGCGGCGATAGGATCGCGCGACAGCCCGGGCGTATGCAGCTGGATTGGCCCAGGTTGAGACCCGTTCAAGCTCACGGGTCTCGTCGACGATCCACTCCCATGGGATGTCACCTCGCTCGCGCGCCTCTCTGAGCAGGCGATAGACGCGCTGCATTTCTGGCTTCGCCATCGAAGCGATCAGGCCAGCAGCGAATAGCTTGTATCCAACGCCCCGGCCGGTAATCGGCTGTGCGGCTTCGGCCTCGGCGTACATCGCCTCGATTAGATCGAGGGATCGCTGCGCCATGCCGCGACCCTTTTTGAAACTGGTTTCAAAATGCTCAGCCATGCGGCCCCCTCAGGAAATTCAGCATTGCTCCTCCATCTCGGCCTTGGTCGCGCGGGTCCGTCTTATGGATCTCTGATAAACCTGAGACGCGGTCATCGCGCCGGCTCCCGCCGCAGGCTTTCGCGGCCGTCATCAGGCGGCGCGGCTTCGCGGACTTCGTAGATGTCGACGCAGTTGTCACAAATAAAAACGGGCCGCAGCACGGCTTGCTTTTTCTCGTGACAGATCGAGCATCGGGAAGCCGGCTTGCTCCTCCATTGGGGCTTGGCGGCGACCTTCGCTTCCTCGATATCGTTTTCGAGCCCGGCGACCTTGATCTCAAGGCGGCGCTTGTCGGCTTGCAGCTCTTCGACGCGGACCCGCAAGTGCTCAGCTTTGCCCACACTCGCCGGGCTCATGTCGTCGCGCGGCGGCGGTTGCGCGGCCTGCGGCTTCGTTCGCTTGCGCGCCTGCTGCTGGTCCTTGGCGTGCTCGATGATGCGCTTGGCTTCGGCGACCGGGATCGTCTCGCCCGCTTGTGCGCGTTCGATAATCTCGTCGCGGGCCTCCTGCGGCGTGCTCGGCGCGGCGAGCAAATAGAGCCCGGATAGTGGCAAGCTCAAATCCCGAAAGTTTCGGGATTTCGAAAGCTCGTAGACGCGCATGAAGTTGAGTGCCGTGTCATCCGTCCATCCG